CCATGGATCTAGAAAATAACATTGAGTAAATAAATCTAAAGGAGATTTAGTTACAGGAGATCCTGTTAAAATTCTTTTATATGAAACTTTATCTCCAAGACCAATTATATTTTTAGTTCTTATAGCACTAGGATTTTTTATTGTAGTAGATTCATCTATTGCCATTAAAGATTTATGACAATTTAAAAATCTAAATGCAAATTGTTTTCCTTTTTTAGTTGATAAAGATTCAACATTCATAATTAAAATATGAAGATCATGATCTGATTTAAATAATGTATTTAATTCTTTTTCTTTAGATTTACCTGCACTAGATTCCCATAGCACCATTTTTTTCTCAATATGATCTGGCATATGAGTTGGTATTTCAGAATCAAACCAGTTCTTATAAACACCTTTAGGAGCTATAATTAAGGCGCCATTTATAAGGCCTTTATCATAAAGCATTGACATATTGTCTATTAATACTTTAGACTTACCAGTCCCCATTTCCATAAAATAAGCAAATACTTTCTTATCCCAAGACATTTCTAATGCCTTTAATTGATGTGCAAATGGCTTTGTCTTAAACTTATAATGCATATATAATAGTTAGTTCTTTCTATTGATTAGTATAACACATTAATATAAAAGAAGTCAAGAATGGAAAAAAATAAAGTTTACGTTATTCAAGATGTGCCAGGCACAAGAGAAGGAAGACCAAAGATAAATATTATTGGTGCTTCTCAATTTGGTTCACTAAAAGTTCTGCTGCCAGAAAATGCACAAATTATATTAAGTGCAGGACCTGTTGTATTTAAGTTACGACAGTTGCTAAAAGATTACACATCAGAAGATTATTTACTACTTACAGGTGACCCTGCAATAATAGGTGTTGCATGCTCAATAGTTTCTGATATAACAAATGGCAAGTATAAATTATTAAAATGGGATAAACAAGAAAGGAGATATTATCCAATTGAAATTGACTTGTATCAAAAATCAAATTTGGGCACTTGACAAACGTAATTTAAGGGATTATAATATACAGAAAAATAGAAAGATAAAAATATGACAATAAATTTTGAACAAGACAGAGTAGAATCAGTAACACAAATTGATGCTGCAAAAACTTTATCGGATAAAGTTTTAAAGTTAAAAGATTTAGAAGACGAAATTTTAAATGCAGAAGAAAGTTTAAATAAATTAAAAGAACAAGCAAGAATACTTTCTCAAGTAGAAATTCCTGCCATGATGCAGGAAATGCACATAACAAAATTAAAGCTGAAAGATGGTGAATCTGTAGAAGTAAAACCTTTTTACAGTGCATCTATTGTTCCTGAAGTTCAAGAACAAGCTTTTGAATGGCTTCGTAATAACGGTCTAGGTGATATCATTAAAAATGATGTCATCGTTACCTTTGGTCGTGGCGAAGATAACAAGGCGGCACAATATGCTGTCCTTGCACGAGGTCAAGGGTTTGAACCCGTCCAGAAAGTTGGAGTTCATCCTCAGACACTCAAGGCAATTGTCAGAGAGCGTATCGAATCTGGACTGGATATGCCCTCTGACTTATTTAAAACTTACGCAGGTAACAGTACAAAAATAACAAGGAGATAAATAAAATGGAAACAGGAAAACAAGTAGCACCAAAGAAAGCTGCGCCATTACCTTCCTCAATATTATTTGAGAATGATGCGCATGCAGGTTTTGAAAATGTAAAGCAAGATAGTATGGCTTTACCTATTTTAAAACTACTACAAAACGGTTCAGGAGAAGCACAAAAACGTAATCAAAATTATGTTGAAGGTGCTGAACCTGGAATGCTTTTTAATACAGTAACAAAAAGACTGTATGATGGAGCAAAAGGAATACACGTTATACCGTGTCATTATAAATTAGAGTATCAAGAATGGTCAGATTTTGGAACAGGTTCAGGAAGACCTGAAAAAATCTATCCAGATACTTCTGATATCAAATCTAAAACAACTGAAGATCCTTCAGGTAAAGATAGATTACCAAATGGTAATTATATTCTTACAGTGGGTAATCATTTTGTTTTAATTGTAGATGGTGATGTTGCGGAAACTGCTTTAATATCTATGAGTTCATCTCAAGGTAAAATAAGCAGAAAGTGGAATTCCATGATGATGTCAATCGTTTTGGAAGGTCAAAAAGGAACGTACACACCACCTTCATTTAGTCATATATACAAACTGACTACAGTTTTGAATTCTGGCAAAGGAAACCAATGGTATGGATATAATGTATCCAAAGTTGGTCCTGTGACAGATGAAAAAATTTATGCAAGAGCTAAATCGTTTTACGAAAGTTTAGCAGCTAAGTAAATAATCTTGGGTGGTGGCAACACCACCCACAACAATTGAGTGGATATGTTAGAAAGATTTAAACAGATATTTGCTGGTCTTGAAACTTCTTACGGTCAAACAAAAATGACCGGTGAAATTAGAGATGATGGAAAGAACGAAGCAGAATCAATAACAGTACATAAGCCAATAACAGATGCGTTATGGCAAAAACATTTAAATGGAGAATTTCCAGCATTAGGAATTGTACCCATTAGACAAGATAGTAGATGTAAATGGGGATGTTTAGATGTAGACGTCTATAACTTAGATCATAAAGAATTAGTTACAAAAATAAAAAATAAAAATTTACCATTAATAGTTTTTAAATCAAAATCAGGTGGTGCACATGTATTTTTATTTGTAAAAGAATTTGTACCTGCATCATTAGTTAGAGAAAAATTAAAAACAATGGCCGCAATGTTAGGTCATGCAGGGAAAGAATTATTTCCAAAACAAGATTATATACTTGCAGATAAAAACCAAGTGGGTAGTTGGTTAAATGTTCCGTATCATGGTGGTGATAAATCTGTGAGACGTGCACTAGGTGATAATGCAGAACTATTAACTTTAGATGAATTTTTTAAATTGTACGATAAAAAAGTTTTATCTGAAAAAGATTTAATACAATGGAAAGAACCTATAACAACAGATAATGAAGATTTATTTGAAGCTCCACCTTGTTTAGTTACTTTGTTATCTGACAAAGTTCCACAAGGTAAACGAAACGATACCATGTTTAATGTTGGTGTCTATTTAAGAAAGAGATTTCCAGATGTATGGAAAACAAAATTAAGTATTTACAATGGTAAATACATGGCTGAACCTTTGGAAGATAGCGAAATAGAAGACGTTATTAAATCATTATTAAACAAAGATTATCGTTATAAATGTAAACAAGAACCTATTAGAAGTTTTTGTGAATCAAAGATTTGTGTCAAAAGAAAATTTGGTGTTGGTGAAAATATACCAGCACCAGAAATAGAAAGAATAGAAAAATATCCATCGCATCCATCTATTTATATTGTGTATCTTGATGGTAAACCAGTTGAAGTAGATAGAGCAACACTTCATGAATTTGATAAATTTTCTGTGGAAGTAATGGACCAATTGAATCAAGTATTAATGCCAGTAGGTAAAGTAATTTGGAAGAAATTATTACATAAAATTATGTCTAATAAAGATACATTTAAAATATTAGAAGCTCCTCAAACAGCAAAACTTGATTATCAATTAAAAGAATTACTTGGAGATTTTTTAAATAGAGCAACAGGTAAAACAATGGAAGATGTTAAGAGAGGTATTCCATATACAGAAAATGGTTTTAGTTATTTTCAATATAAAAGTTTTAATAGTTTTTTAAAAAGAAGTAAGTCTTGGGATTTACCAAAAGCAAAAACACAAAGAATGTTAGAGAGTGATCTTAAGGCAATAGAAGAGGTTGTAAAACTAGATAAAAAATCAATGAGAATTTGGAAGGTTGAAACAATAAATATAGATAAGCCAACAATTACAGAAAATAAAATGAAAGAACCTGCATTCAAATGAAAAGAACAATTATACCAGGGCCTCCGGGAACAGGAAAAACATATCATTTGATAAATAATTATTTAAAAAAAGAGATTGAAGAATATAAAACATCTCCAGATAAAATTGCTTATTTAACATTTAGTAATGCTGCAACTAATGAAGCAAGAAAAAGAATATTACCGACATTTCCTCAAGTAAAAGACTTTCCATACATATGCACTATGCATTCTTTAGGAACAAGGCAATTAAATATAGATACAAATATACAATTACTTAAAGATGAAAAATGGAATGCGTTTAAAAATTTTTCACAAATATGTAAAGATTTATCATTTGATTCTTATTTTGATCCATACACAGAAGCTATCACTTATAAAAATGATCACATGAAGATCATTGAATACTCTAGATGTAAAAAAATATCTATCATGGATGCTGCAATAGAATTAGATAAACATCAAACAGTAGATATTTGGTTAACAGAACAAATTGATGCCGACTTAAAATCATATAAGAAACAAACCGGAATGATTGAGTATTCCGATATGATTAAACAGTTCATTGAGAAAGACAAATGCCCTCCACTCAGCGTTGTCTTTTTGGATGAAGCGCAGGATCTGAATCCTCTGCAATGGGATATGTTCAATTACATTGAATCTCGATGTGAGCGATCATACATTGCAGGGGATGACGATCAAACCATCTACACATTTCAAGGCGCTGATCCAAATATATTTATAAATTTAAAAGGAGAAGTGGACCCAAGGATTGAATCAAGAAGATGTCCACGTGTAATTCATAGAAAGGCATTAGATATATTACAACATGTAGATAATAGAATGATTAAGAGTTGGTTACCACGAGATGCTGAAGGAAGAATATTTGAAGACCAAAGAATAGAAGATTTAAATTTTAGTAAAGGTGAATGGATGATTATTGCAAGAACGAATCAAATGTTAAATCCAATTAAAGCACATTTAACTTCATTAAATTTAAGATTTGATAGTAAAACTAATACAGTTTTATCTGATGAATTATTAGAGGCCTATCAAGTATGGATAAGATTAAATCAAGGAGCAACTGTTGGTAAAGAAGAAGCAAAGTCCGTTTATAAAGTTTTAAATTGGAATATGGACCACGTTGAATATGGATTTTCTGGAGGCAAGTCGTTAGATGCCGTTGATTTTGTTGATTTAGATGACTTGATGTTAAATCATGGGCTCAAGGTGACAGGCAGCTGGGAACAATTAAATTTTAAAGAAGATACAAAATTATATATCAAATCATTATTAGCAAGTGGTGATGATTTATTTAAACCTGCAAGAATTAAAGTATCCACAATACATGGTGTTAAAGGTGAAGAATGCGAAAATGTAGTCTTATATACAGGAATAGAAAAGATTATACATGACGCAGCATTAAGAAATCCTGATCCGGAACACAGATTGTTTTTTGTGGGTGTAACACGTGCAAAAGAAAATCTTTATATCATGCAACCCGATATAGATGATTATTATAACTACATACCAGGAGATCCAATACTATGAACAAAGTGTTTTTTAAACAAGTAGGAGGTTCACATTATAAAAAATATAAAATACAGCCTTCTAGATTTATAAATGAAAATAAGATACTGTTTGCAGAGGGTAATGCAATTAAATACATTTGCAGGCACCAAGACAAAGGAAAGAAACAAGATTTGCTAAAAGCAATTCATTACATACAGATGATTATAGAAAGAGACTATAAGGATGAGAGGTAAAAGAATGTTAGTTTTTGATTTAGGATTATTTACAGTGTTATGTGTATATTGTTTTTTAATTATGGTATTAATGTAAATGTTTGAAGCTCAGAAAGAATGGATTTGTCCAGAAAATTATCCTGATTTAAAAGGATATAAGTATATTGCAATCGATTTAGAAACAAGAGATCCTGATCTTAAAGTAAGAGGATCTGGTGCAGTTGTTGGTAATGGAGAAATAGTTGGTATTGCCGTAGCTGTAGATGGTTGGTCTGGTTATTATCCTATTGCTCATCAAGGTGGTGGTAATTTAGATAAAGAAAAAGTTTTAGATTGGATTAAATCTGTTTGCGCTGCAGATAATGTAAAAATATTTCACAACGGAATGTATGACGTATGCTGGCTACGGGCGGCAGGCGTCAGGATTAATGGACACATTGTAGATACAATGGTTATGGCATCATTAATTGATGAAAATAGATTATCTTATACATTAAATAGTATTTCATATGAATTTTTAGGTGAAGTAAAAGATGAGAAAGCTTTAACAGAAGCAGCGCAGTCTTGGGGAATAGATCCTAAATCTGAAATGTATAAACTTCCTGCAATGTATGTAGGTAATTATGCAGAAAAAGATGCACAATTAACATTAGAATTATTTAAAGTCTTGTCACGAGAAATTCAAAAACAAAATTTACAAAATGTATTTGATCTTGAGACACAATTATTTCCATGTCTTATTGATATGAAGTTTAAAGGAGTAAGAGTTGATATAGAAAAAGCACACAAACTGAAACAACAACTAACAGCACAAGAGCATGAATTGTTATTAAAAGTAAAACAAGAAACAGGGATAGAACCACAGATTTGGGCAGCAAGAAGCATTGCAACAGTTTTTGATAAGCTTGGCTTACATTATGAAAGAACCGAGAAAGCATCTGCACCATCCTTCACTAAAAATTTTTTACAAGAACACAAACACCCTATAGTTCAAATGATTGCTAAAGCAAGAGAAATAAATAAAGCACATACAACTTTTATAGATACAATTTTAAAATTTGAACATAAAGGAAGAATACATGCAGACATCAATCCAATACGATCAGATCAAGGTGGAACTGTTACTGGAAGATTTAGTTATGCAAATCCTAATTTGCAACAAATTCCTGCAAGAAATAAAGATTTAGGACCTATGATTCGGTCGCTATTTATACCAGAAAATGGCCATAAATGGGGCTGTTTTGACTATTCTCAGCAAGAACCAAGACTTGTTGTACACTATGCAGCAACAACTGAACCAATTTGTTTTGATGAATCTGTTACAAAAATTGTAGATGAATTTAAAAATAATTCTGTAGACTTTCATAAAACAGTTGCAGAGATGGCAGGCATATCAAGAGATCAAGCTAAAACAATTAATCTTGGTTTATTTTATGGAATGGGTAAAGCAAAACTTCAAGCTGAACTTGGTTTAAATACAAAAGAAGAAGCTGAAAATTTATTTAATCAATATCATACCAACGTTCCATTCGTAAAAGAATTAATGAATAAGACATCTGCTCATGCACAATCTTCAGGATCTATTGGTACATTACTAGGACGTCGTTGTAGATTTAATAAATGGGAACCAGCTACATTTGGTATGCATACTGCAATGTCATTTGAAGAAGCGGAACGAACTTATGGACGTGGTAGAATTAGAAGAGCAATGACTTACAAAGCTTTAAATAAATTAATACAAGGATCTGCAGCTGACATGACAAAGAAAGCTATGTTAGATTTATATAATGAAGGAATCATTCCACATATTCAAATACACGATGAATTAGATATTTCTGTTGTAGATGACAATCATGCAAAAAAGATTGTTGAAATAATGGAAAGTGCCGTTACTTTGGCAATCCCTAACAAAGTAGACTACGAAAGCGGCGAAACATGGGGAGATATTTATGATTGATTATGGCATATTTAAATGCAAATATACCACCAATTTATTGTAAAATACGAAGGGAGTATTTATATGACTTACGAGAACATCAAGGCGAAACTGAAGATTGTGTGGTCTTTGCTATTGCAAGTATTCCAGGGCGTGCAATCTTATTTCATGCTTTACTTACGAATGGTGCAATATACTGGAGGCTTCCTATCTCTGCTTTTATTC